AAGAAACAATCAATCGATTAAATTAAGATACACTAACGCAACCAAAGGTTGGCAATACGTATACAACGTAACATCATAGGAGTAAAAAATGCCGCTTACGAAAATTAAGTTTGCTCCTGGAATCGACAAACAAGATACATCAGTTGGAGCAGAGGGTCGTTGGGTAGACTCTGATAATGTAAGATTTAGATATGGCCTACCAGAAAAAGTAGGTGGTTGGCAATCTCTTTTAACAGATACTATTGTCGGTGTAGCTAGAAAACAACACGCTTTTGTTGACACAGATGGTAATAGATATGTAGCTCTCGGTACAGATAAATTTTTACTTTTATATTTTGAAGGTCAACTATTTGACATAACTCCATTACAAACTGCAATCACAGGTGCAACTTTTACTTTTAATGGAACAACAACTGTAACCTTAACAACATCAGCGGACCACGGAATTGCTGTAGGAGATATTATTAGACTAAGCTCTACAACCTTACCAGGTGGTACAACAGGCGTAACAACAGCAACTTTTAATGATATAAATTTTCAAGTTTTATCTGTTCCAACCTCTACAACTTTAACTATTCAAGCGGCTACTGCAGGTTCAGCATCTAGTGGTGGATCGGTAACTATTACTCCTTATGAAGTAGTGGGTCCAGCAGCACAATCTTATGGTTATGGTTTTGGTATTGGAAACTATGGTGGAACAATTACAGGTGTTTCACAAACAGAATTAGATGGATCGTTAAACGCAGACACTGCAGGTACAGGTGGATCGGGGACCGCGGTTACTGTAGACTCAACTACTGGTTTTGATGCTGCGGGTACTATTTTAGTAGGTAGCGAATTAATTACATATACATCAAAAAGTTCTACACAATTTTTGGGTATTACTAGAGGTACAAATGGAACGGCGACTGCTGGTACATCAAATGGTCAGGCACATAGTACTAACTCTGTTGTTCAAAATGCAACTAACTTTACAGGTTTTGGTAGTGCAGTACAGGCATCAACTGTAACTCTTGAACCAGGACTTTGGTCATTGAGTAATTTTGGTGAAGTTCTTGTTGCAACAATTGCTAATGGTAAAACGTTTACGTGGAACGCAGGAGCTGCTAATCCTACAGGAACTAGAGCATCTACATCTACATCTGGATTTGCAACAACTAATAATCCAACTGCAACTAGAGTAACACTTATCTCACCAACAACACGTCACTTAATTCATTTTGGAACTGAAGTAACAATAGGTACACCAACAACTCAAGATGATATGCTTATAAGATTCTCTGTTGATGAAGATATAAATAACTATACACCAGAGGCAACTAACACAGCAGGGACACAAAGATTACAAGATGGTACAAAAATTATGGGGGCCTTAGTTGCAAAAGAAAATATTCTAGTGTGGACTGATAATGCATTGTATGCAATGAAATTTGTAGGTGCACCATTTACATTTGGTTTTGAACAAGTTGGTACTAACTGTGGATTAATTGGTAAGAATGCAGCTATTGAAATTGATGGTGTTGCATACTGGATGGGTAACAATGGTTTCTTCTCTTTTGATGGTACAGTTAACACACTACCATGCAGTGTTGAAGATTTTATTTACGATGACATTGATACCACGAAAGGACAACAAATATGTGCGGGTATAAATAATCTATTTACAGAAGTTATTTGGTGGTATCCAACATCTAATGCTACTTTTAATGATAGATATGTAGTTTACAATTATGGTGAAGATAATTCTAATTTAGCTATGGGTAATTGGTATACAGGTACAAATACAAATTCTATAAGAACAACTTGGATTGATTCATTAGTATATCCAAAACCATATGCAACTGCATATAACAGTACAGCTACAGGTACATTTCCTATTATTCAAGGTGAAACAGGTTTAGGTCAAACCGTATTTTTTGAACACGAAATAGGAACTGATCAAGTTAATCCTGATGGTAGTACAACAGCTTTAACATCTTTTGTAGAGTCTTTTAGTTTTTCACTACAAAAAGATCAAAGTGAAGTATTTTTAGCTATGCGTAGATTTTTACCAAACTTTAAAGTATTAACAGGTAACAACCAAGTAACAATATCTGTCAAAGATTTTCCTGCAGATAATAGCACAGCTACAAATTTAAGTCCTTTTATAATTACATCTAGCACAACTAAAGTTGACACTAGAGCTAGAGGAAGATATGCAAATATTAAAATAGAAAACACAGGGGCCGGCGAATCGTGGAGATTTGGTACGTTTCAAGTGGACCTACAACCAGATGGAAGGAGGGGATAATGGCAAAAATAGTAGTAAGATTACCAGAGCCTAAAAAAGAATATAGTGAAGATAACCAAAGACAGATTAACAGAGCATTAACAACTTTAATAGAACAATTAAACTCTACATATTTAACACAACAAAAAGAAGACCAAGAACGATTTACTTGGTTAGGATTAGGATAATGGCAAATATATATAAAAACGAAAAAACAAGTTTAACAAATACAGATTTAACTACACTATATACAGTGCCATCAAACTCTAGAGCTATTGTAAAATCATTATTAGTAGCAGAAGACAACGCTGGTGCAGCAGTTGTAAAAGTTACTTTAGTTGATGCTAGCTCTAATATATTTGTAGTAGATAATGATGTTGATTTATCAGCTAATCAAAAAGAACAAGTATTAAGCGAGCCTTTAATTATGAAAGAAAGTGAGATATTAAAAGTACAGGCTAGTAGTGGTCAAGTAGATGTTATTGCGTCAGTATTAGAAATAAACAGGGAGGACAGATAATGCCATTTGTAGAACAAGAAGAAGGTTACGAAGAAAAAATAATAGATGGTAAAACAGTCAAAGTATATAAACCAAGAGTAGAAGTAACTATAAAACATCTTCAAACAGGCAGAGAATACTTGTCTGATAAAGAAGCAGAAGATGATGTAAATAGCCCAATTACTGACACTACACAGGATGATATATCAAGAAATGTTAATATTATAGTAGGACCATCAGCTTTTGGTAACAAAACTAATCTATAGGAGTCGTTGACGAATGTATAAAAACCTAGTAAATTGTGATACACTCGCCTATTTACAAGCTTTGCGCACTTGCTTTAACATCAATAATATAAAGAGAAACTATGGGATTTTTTGATAAATTTATACCAAAAGAAATAACAAAACCTTTTACAAAAGTAGCACGTAAAGTTATTCCAAAAGAGTTAAGACCCGCATTACCTTTTTTAGCAGCGGCTGTGCCTTTTATGTTACCAGGTGGTTTTGCTATTGGTGGTTTAAATCCTGCTGTAAGTAGAGGTATAATGTCTTCTCTCGCTAATATAGGATCACAAAAAGTTTTAGATCCAGAGGGTGATTTAAATGATTTATCTGTTTTACTAGCAGGTGCAACCGGTTATGGAACTACACCGGGAGCAGCAGAAGGAATTAGGAGTTTACAAGTTCAAGCACCAGAAATTGCAGGAACATTAGATCCAGGCATTACACAACAAAGTTTAGGTTTTTTTGATAAAGCAAGAAATGTAGGTCTTGAAGGATTAGCTAAAGGTGCAGAATTTTTAGGTGGTGCAAGAGAAACTATGGCAGGATTTGGTGAAGAGCCGGCATCTCTATTTACAAAAGAAGGAGCAAAAGCTTTAGGTAAAGCAGCAGCGGTGCCAGTATCACAAGGAACAGGTGATCTTGCATATGCAGAAGCAACTAGAGCATTAAGAGAGTTTAATGCAGCAGAAGCGGCAGAACTAGCACAAGCAGGATTAGATGAAGCAGCAATTGCAAATGCTAGAAGAGCTGCAATTAGAGAAGCGATGGAAGTATCTGGATTTACAGAAGAAGACATATTAGAAACATTTGATGAGATAGGATTAAAAGAAGGTGGTATTGTATCTTTAGCAGAAGGTGGTATGTTAAACTTTGGTGGTAGAGAAATGGATTTAAGAGGTGGTGGTTTTGTGCCAATAGGCAAAAAAGAAAAAGCAGATGATGTGCCTGCAAGATTATCTAAAAATGAATTTGTAATGACTGCTGATGCAGTTAGAGCAGCAGGTGGTGGTAGTGTAAATAAAGGAGCACAGCGTATGTATGATTTAATGAATAACTTAGAGGCTAGAGGATAATGGCAGTAGAACAAACACAAGTATTACCAGCACCGGTACTAGAGGGCGCACTTACAGCCTTTACTAAAAAATTACAACCGTTAATTGGACAGCAAATAGATACAACAAAATTTGATCCACAAGTTGCAGCACAAACACAATTACAAAAAGATGCATCAGCTGCAGCAGCAGGATTAGGATCTTTAGTTGGACCACAAGCGTTTCAACCTTTTATGTCACCTTACCAACAAGAGGTGATTGATACTACACTTGCAGAATTTGATAGACAACAAGCCATACAACAAACAGGTTTAAGAGATGCAGCTATAAGTGCTGGAGCTTTTGGTGGAGCAAGACAAGGTATACAAGCAACGGAGGCAGCAAACCAAGCAGCGTTAGGTAGAGCAGGATTACAGGCACAATTATTACAACAAGGATTTCAACAAGCACAAGCAGCGGCAGCACAAGATTTACAAGCAAGACAAGGACTTGGTCAATTCCAACAAGCTATGGGTCAAGCTGATCAAGGATTTGCACAAGCACAATTAGATGCACAACAAATCGCTGCAAGAGAAGCACAGTTTGAACCATTTACAAGATTAGGTTTGGTCGGACAACAACTAGCACAGATACAACCAGGGGCATTTCCGACTACAACGATCGGATATCAACAAAGCGCAGCACCAGCAAGTCCATTATCTAGCTTCTTAGGAGGCGCAGCAGGAGCTGGCGGTGTACTAGGTAAGTTAGGAATATTTGGATAATGAATACATTTAGAAGACCAATGTTTAGAGGTGGTAAAGTAGATAGCCGTGGAACGGGGATTACGTCTGGGTTATCTTATGGTGGTAGAGTTGGTTTACAAGGTGGAGGTATGCCTCCAACAGGTAGCACATTTAATATAAATATGGGTGGACGTACACCAATACCAACTGGTTCAAATATTTTTAGACCTCCTATGGTAATTAATACAGGTAGAACATATTCAAGACCAATAGGACCACCTAGAGGTGGATTATCTGGTGGAAGTTTAGGTAGTAGACTTTTATCTAGATCTATGAATCTTCCATTTGTAGGTAAAGCTATGAGACCTTTATTTGGAGGATTGGGTGGTGGTGCTACTTTAGCAACAGGAGGAGCAGGTTTATTTGGATTAGGAGCTCTTGGAGGAATAGGCATTGGTCAATTAGCTGATTTTTATGCACGAGGATCTTCTACACCTGAAGGATACGCAAGATTAAAAGAAATGGGTGGACCTAATTTTAATTTTGATGAAACAAATATAGATGTTGGAGAAGTATTTAAATACATTGATGAAGGTAATCAAATGGGTGAAAAGTATGGATTCTTTCCTAGAGGTGGTAAAGCAAAAAGATTAGAAGAAATGGGATTAACTGGAACATACGATCCTGACAGTGGTGAACGATTAGAAAATCCATTAGGAGACAAAAAAGAAGAAAAAGCATTAACACCAGAACAACTTAGAATATTAGAATTAGAAAAATTAATTGAAGGAATGACTAAAGTTGATCCTAAAGTTAAAGATACTGACACAGAAGAAAGTGTTGAAATAGACAAAGAAAAATTTGCTAAAATATTAGGCAAAGATAAAGCTAGAGGTCAAGATATATCTGACATGTTATTAAGTTTTTCTAGTAAAGCGTTAGCTCCTGATGCTACAGTTAAATCTGCATTTGCAGAATTTGCAGCTGATGAAGTTAAGAGACCAAGCAGAGCTAGAAAAATAGACGATAGTGCTGCAGCTCTTGCAATTAATAAATACATTAAAGGTGAGATATCCAAACAAGAAGCAGATACTTTAATTAAAAGATTAGAATTACAATCTAAACTTACAGCTGATAGAACTACTAAAACAGCCGCTGAATATATCCAAGCTTCTGATGCAGCTACATTTTCTGGTAGAGTAAAAGAAGGATTAAACTCAGCATATTCTAGACAAGGAATAGTGCCTTCGTTTAAAGAAGTTACATCTAAAGAAATGGATGATCCTGAAAAATTTAAATTTGGACCAGAAGACGTAGGAATAATATTTATAGAAACAGATACTAAAAAAGCTTATTCATTTGATGAAGCAGGTAACGAGATATTAATATACCAAGGATAGGAGACACATGCCTATTATCCAAACTCCAGAAGATCAAAGACAAGATACAGGACTAACTAAGTCAATACTAGCTGGCGTAGGGTCTGGTGTATTTAAAATATTTGAAGGAGCTGCAACACTTGGTGCAACTCTTTTAGATTTAGGTGTAGATAAAAATAGAGCAGAGGCAGTAGAAGCATTCTTTGATGATATTAATCCTTTTGATGAAGCAGCAGAAGCAACAGCTGCAGGTAGAATTACAGAACTAATTGTTAACATAGGTGTGCCTGGTGGTCTTGCATTTAAGATTGGATCAGGTTTAACAAAAGCAACATTACAAGCAAAAAAAGCTGGTAAGTATTTAAGCCGAAATGAAAAATTAAAAAGATTTGGTAAAGGTGCTGTAGCTGGTGGTGTAGCAGAAGGAGTGTTTGTAGGTGATGTAGAAGAAGCTGGTTCATTTGGTGATTTTCTTGGTGGCCCTACACAAATAGAAAGAGATACAAGTGATCCCCAAACAGAATTATTAAATAGATTAAAATTTGGTGTAGAGGGCACATTATTTACAGGTGGTATTGGAGCTGTTGGTAAAACAATTTCTAAATTAAGAAACTCTGGTGGTACAGGTAAAGCTATTATAGATCCCATGGAAAAATGGATAGACAAATGGATATCTAAACCATTAAGAGCTAGAGGACCATTGGTTCAAGAAGGTTTTGAAGCACAAAAAAGATACGAAGGTTTATTAGCTAAAGATACAAACAAAGCTGAAAACGCCATGATAGCCATAGATAAAATAACAAATAGAATTCTTAAAAATTTTAAAAACGCTGGTAACAAAGTTGATGTAGAAAAAAGAAAAGAATTATTAAAAAAATTAAATAATATATTAACAGACGACAATAATTTAAGACCTGACATAGATCCAACAACCGGTGCTGTTACACTAAAAGATATAGATCCAACTAAAGCCACACAGTTTTCTCAAGAATTAATATCTACATACAAAGCTGATCCAAAAGACGTAGCAGCTTTATTAGAAAATTTTAAAGACATGCGAGGAACGTGGTCAGAATTATTTACCATGATGGGTGGTAGATTAACAGATGACGCTCTTGAAGATTTTCAAAAGGTAATACCAGCTGCAATTAATAACGCATTAGATAGAGGATACGAAGTATTTAAAAATAACCCTATGTCTATAGCAGATAACTACAGACCAAGTAAAAAAGTTATTAATGAGGCTGTACAAAATTTTAAAGATGAGGCTGCTAAAAAAGGTATTACGTTACCAGATGACGTAGCTAAATCTATGGTAAATGAAGTGTGGACAAATTCTAAATTACCTAGAGGCATAATGATGAATCCCAATACAAAATCAGGAGAAGTTAGATTTGGATCTGTGCCTGCATTTTTTGTTAAATCAGAAGCAGACGATATTACTAAAACAATGGCAAAAGATAAATCTTTTGTAAAAACAATTGGTGGTAAAAACATGACAGATCTTACCGGTGTAGGTAAAGAAGTCATGAGAAAATTATTAGGTAAAGCAGAAAACCCTATGTCAACAATTGTTGAAGGTACAAATGCATTATCAATACAAGTAAGATTAAATCAATACCTTGATGATCTTGTAGTGCAATCAAATAAAAATAAAGAAGTATATGATGCATGGTTAGCTGGTGGTAAGCAAGGACCAGAACCTAGAGTGCCGTTTCTTGTAAACAGTCCTGGAGAAGCAAAAAAATATTTTGGACAGCTTGCAGTAAAAGATAAAGATTATTCAATCATAGCTCCACAAAAAGGTGGCTCTATCAGATCTACAAAACTTGGTAGATTTGAGGATGTTGATGCAACAATTAAACCTGTAGATAAAATAGAAGAAGCAAGACTAGAAGAATTAGGTATTATAGATGAAATAACTAATCCAATAGCAGGTAAGTTTGCATTAAAAGATTATGCGGATGCTTTAAAAGAAGTAAGCAATTTAGGTAGAAGTAAAGATCTACCAGCAACACTATATCAAAATTTAGTGTTGTATCCAAAAGCTACATCACAAATGGCTAAAACAATTCTTGCACCATTTACACACGCAAGAAACTTTATTAGTGCTTCTGCTTTTGCAGCAGCAAATGGCTTTGTGCCTTTTGGTAGAACAGATGATGTTAAAAGAGCATTTGATTCATTACAGGTAAAAGGATTTAGAAAAGATAACGAGTTCTATCAAGAGTTATTAGAACTTGGTGTAGTAAACTCACAAGTTCAAGTTAGACAAGTTATGGATCTATTAGAGGATGTAGAGTTTGGTAAAGTATTAAACAGAGTCGGTCCAGATTACAACGGTTTTAATACATTTATGAAAGCATTAAAAAAGACTCAAAAGTTTGCACAAGATGCATACACAGCTGAAGATGATTTTTGGAAAATATTTACATTTTTAGGAGAACAAAGAAAAATAACAGAGGCTTACAAAAAAGCAGGATTAGAATTTGGTCAATCATTTATAGATCCAAAAGGTAAAAAACAAATATTTAACGAAGAATATATTAAAAAAGCTGCAGCTGATCTTGTTAAAAATAATGTACCGAACTATGCATTCGTATCAGAGTTTGTAAAAGGATTAAGAAAACTACCGGTTGGTAACTTTGTAGCCTTTCCTGCAGAGATAATGAGAACCGGCACAAACATAGTATCAACAGCATTAGATGAAATATTTTATACAACAACTATAAATGGTAGACAGGTTAATCCATTAAGAGCAAGAGGTTTACAAAGATTATTTGGTATGGGAGCTACAACAGCTGCACTACCTCTTGCAACTGTCTCTATGTTCCAAGCTATCGGTGATATTGCAGACGATGAATTAGAAGCAATGAGAAGATACGTGCCAGAGTGGTCTAAAAATTCTGTACTTGTACCATTTAAAAATGATGAAGGTAAATTTTCATACGTAGATTTTTCACACTTAAATGCATACGATACTTTAACACGACCAATACAGACTGTTATTAATGCAGTTAATTCTGGTAGAGCAGATAAAGATGGTATCATGGATGATTTTATTCTTGGACTTATTGAGTCTACAAAAGAAATAGGACAACCATTTATATCAGAATCTATTTGGACAGAGGCATTACAAGATATTGCACCAATACTTGGTAGAGCAGGTAGAACAGCAGATGGTAGAGAAATATATAATCAAGACCCTGCAATAGACCCTATTGGAACTAAGATAGCAAAATCAGTAGCTCACCTAGTAGAAGCACAGGCACCATTAAACTGGAGACAAATGGGTAGACTTGGTTTAGCAATAAGACCAATAGATGATCTTGGAAGATTAGACCAAAGAGGTAATCAATACGAATTAGGAAATGAGTTACTTGGTATAGCTGGTTTACGTAGAGTAGATGTAGATCCTAGTAAATCTTTAAATTATAAAATTACATCATTTAAAGATGGTATAAGAAATGCAAGAAATATTTTTACAAGAAGAACTTTAAAAGGTGGTGTAATTACACCAGAAGAAATTGTAGATGCTTACATAGATTCAAACAGAGCATTGTATGAAATAAATAGAAGAATGTATTTAGACATAGATGCAGCAAAAATTTTAGGCATGAGCACAGACAGAATTGCAGAGAACATGGATAATAGAGGAGAAAGAAAAGCTTTTGGATTTTTAGAAGAAGGACTCTTCAGACCTTATTCTGTATCAAGAGATGTTGCTGATTTGTTTGAAACAAGATCTGCAGAAATAGGAGCACCAAATGCTTTTGAACAAGCAATAGATGTTATCGAAAGAATTAAAGAAGTGTTGTCAGAAACTTCTCTTGAAGGAGATGTATTCCCTGCAATTGAAAACCCTTTCAGTAATTTACCAGAACCTACACTTGGCCCGGCAGCAGCTACACCAGGTTTACCTGGACTACCAAATCCGGCACTTGTAAACAATGCCCAGTTTGGTAATATAGATCCAGTAACTGGATTGACTTTATCAGAACAAGTTTATTTAGATCCTACTGAAAAAGCAATTCGAAGAACACAAAGAAGATTAACATAATGGCAATGCAACCAAAAAATACTAGAGAACACATTTTATCTTTGTACGGACACATATCAGGTGTCAAGAAAAATTTAAAACATGTACACGAAGACGTCGAGAAGTTGGGCGGTAAGATAGATAAAGTCTATTGGGTTCTCTTAGCAGCAGCGGGATCTGCTGTACTCTTCGCATTAGGAATTTTATTTAAATAATGGAACTTACACGGAACTTTACTTTATCAGAGCTGACTAAATCAGACACAGCAATACGTAAGGGGATTAACAACAACCCTAACGCAGAACAAATAGAAAAATTAAAAACTTTGTGTGAAAAAATTCTTCAACCGGTGCGTGATCATTTCGGCAGAGTTAAGGTAACCAGCGGATTTCGTAGTCCAGAATTATGTCAAGCTATTGGTAGTTCCATAAATTCACAGCACGCCAAGGCCGAGGCCGCAGACTTCGAAGTAATAGGTGTAGATAATTGTGAACTTGCTGATTGGATACATAGAGAATTAGAATGGGATCAATTAATATTAGAGTTCTACACTCCGGGTGAACCTAATTCTGGCTGGATACATTGCAGCATAACAGAAGGCACACCAAGAAAACAATTTTTACATGCGTTTAGAGAAGAAGGTAAAACAAAATACAAACCTATACTTGGTAAAGCAAAAGATATTTTTGTTTAATTACAAATACACCCAAAAAAATATCCGCTACCGTCATTCATAACGTGATAATTAAATGGTGCATCGTGGTACGTGGTTAATTTTAATCTTAATATATCACACAGATCAAAACAATTTACATTAGAAAATAAGGCAACGTCAGCTAACATAGCTTTAGTTACAGGAACTAAACTATACAAACCATCATTTAAGATTATTAAATCCATTAAAACAATACAGGTTCTAATACAAAGTCAAAAGATAAAATTCTTTTTTTAAAATTTATTTTATTTGGTTCCGTGTAATGCCATAAGTATTGTGGCACTATCATGATATCTCCAGGTTTTACTTGTGGTGTATACAAAACACTTCTATCTTCTTGGTTATTCCATGGCTGTATATAAGTAGTTTTAGGTGAGTCTGGTTTCATATCTAAATATAAAATACCACAATAACCAGTAGAGCTATGATTGTGTGGCACATGATAATCACCTTTATTATAAACAACGGACCACACTCTTTGTAATAATATTTTAGAATTATATTTAGCTCGCATTAAACTAAACTCATCTTTAAATATTTCTCTAAACTCTGTATTGATACTACATTTATTTCTATTACTACCAAAGTTAGCCTGGGGCATTTCTGGATATCTTTCTAATGCTTTCTCTAATTTTTTCTTTTTGTTTTTAAAATTAATACATTTAATTTTAAAAAATTCTATTTTAAATACAGGTTCTATTTCGTATTTTATGTCCATAAGTTATGAGAAAAACCATCTATTATATAGTGTGAATATGCTCCAACAATGCATCCATAAAAGCAAGCTGTTTTATTATATTTAGTTAATAAAGATAATATAAAACATGTAAATCCTATAATTGAAACACCTACAAAACTATGAAAGAATCTATGTATAGGCCATTCACTCATAATTAAATAATATAATACCTCTACATCAATTAATATATTTACTATTGTAAACCATAACAAACTAAAATGTTTTGGAAAAAAAAATTTTACAGGAACAGCTGCAATGATGTGAATAGGTGTTATCATATCCACTCTCTTAACTCTTCACCCATTATTTCTGTTGCAATATTTATCTTTTTACGCAAAGCTTTTACTATCTTTTCATCTATAGTTTTTGGTGCTATAAGATCTATGTATGTTACCGCCTTCTTCTGTCCTATTCTATGCGCTCGGTCTTCTGACTGTAATCTTTTTTCTAAGTCATATCCATTAGAATAATAAATTATATTATTAGCTGCAGTGAGTGTGATACCATAACCACCTGTCTGTGGATTACCTACAAAGAATCTTACAGGTGAGTCTGGGTTTTGAAATTTTTCTATATTAGTTTGTCTTTGTTCTGCAGGTATTGCACCATAGTATTGAACAATAGTATCATCACCATATTTTAAACTAATGGCTTTGACTATTCTTTTAATATCATAAACATAGTTAGCCCAAATAATTACCTTACCCTCTACTTCTTCAAGCAATTCTATTAATGCACTAATACGATTGTTTTTTATTTCTGTAATTGTATCATCATCATTTTTTAAATGACCACAAGTTATCTGATGCAAACGCATCAGTTGTGTTAATACGTGAGGAGCTGTAGCCATCTTACCTTTTAGTTGAGCGAGGGCCGCGGACTTCATGGTTACATATGTGCTTTTCTGTTCATCAGTTAAATCAACTTCTCTTTTAATATAAATTTTATCTGGTAGATCTAAACAATCTTCTTTTAATACTCTATAAGAAAAAGGTTTTAATTTATCAGATAATTCACCGAGTCTTTTATAACCTTTTGGTATTTGTACTCTACGTCCACCAAAATTTCTTTCAACCATAACTGCATATCTATTTCTAAATGCATAGTAACTATCAAAACCTAATAGGTATCCATCTAAAAAACCACATTGTGTATACAAATCTAATGGTGATTTAGTGACAGGAGATCCTGTAAGTATTCTTCTATACAAAGCTACTCTACCAAGATTTAAAATTGCTTTTGTTCTTTTTGCACTTGGAGTTTTTATAGTTGTAGACTCATCAACAGCCATTAATGAATTATGGCAATTAAGAAAAGATGTGGCAAATTCTAGGCCTTTCTTTGTCGAAAATGCTTCTACATTCATTATAAGGATGTGAAGGTCTAAGTCTATTTTAAACAATTGTTGATACTCTTTATCCTTTGCTTTGGATGTAGTCGCAGTCCATAATACTGTTTTATGATCTATATGGCTAGGTAAATGATTTGGTATTTCTTGAGAAAACCAGTTTCTATAAACACCCTTTGGTGCTATAATCAACACCCCATTTATTCTACCTTTATCATAAAGCATAGCCACATTATCAACTAATACTTTTGATTTACCCGTACCCATTTCCATAAAATACGCATACTCTTTTTTATCCCATGATTTTTCTAAGGCCGTAACCTGATGATCATAAGGTTTTGTTTTAAATTTATAATTCATAATTTTTTTCTACTTTCTAGTTGACAATTATATAAACACTATTATATAAGTTGTCAAGAACTAAGAAATGAAAAATAAAATATTTGAATTATATAAACCAAAGTCTTTAGAAGAGTTTTTAGAATTTAATAAAAACAATCCTAAAGAAAGATTTGTTTATGTGGTTCAACAACCAGCTCCTAATATAAATATATTAAGTGCGTCTGACTTTGGTTATCTTGTAATATGTTT